TATTATAATGATTGAGTAAGGAGATAGAAGAAGAACCATCATTAAGACTGTAATCCCTAATTTCGTCATCGGAAAAATAAAAAGTAAAATCAGGAGATATACATTCTATTTTAGTTTTAAAAATAATAAAAAGTTTATCGTAGATTGTAAATAAATCGATATCAATACTTTTATCAAGACAATTTTCTTTTATAATACTATTAAACGTTAGTATAAAATCAGTGTTATAGACTGGAGCACCTATGGCTGTTTTAAGTAGGGACTTTAACTGCTCTGTTGTTAATTGTTTAAATTTAACGTCTCTATCAAGGGAAGGTATATAAGCATCGTAACCGTTAACGGTATCGAGCTCTTTAAAGAACTCTATTAGATTGTTTACAGTAGATGTTTCACTCATATGTTTATTTAAATGTTTTTATTATAACTATCAAGTATATGTATTAAAAGTTAGCTACTGAAGTAACTGGGGGCATTTGAGGTACATCGAATAAATCTATATGTTCGTCTTCATCAGTAAAGTCGTCATTAACCTGATCGTTGTTAGGAGTTGAGGTTGTTGTTTTGTTTTCTGCTTCAAGTCGTTTAATGTATAGATGATATTCTCCGGGAGTACAATCTTCAATATATTGTGGTGGTAAGTTAGCGTTTCTAGCTAGTAAAAATATATTTTCATATAAAGAAAATAAATTTTCTCCAAAAAATAACTTTAATATAATACCTAAATTTTTGATATTAAAATTAAAAATAAGTTGTTTATCTTCTAACCCTTTTAAATGACTTATGAGATTCATATTATTAAACGTATTAATAAAATTTTGAGCACGTTTTATTATACATGTTGTATATATAGAAGGTAACCTACCTAATATTTTTTTTATCTCGTTTTTACTATACTCTTGAAAATTAATTGTTTTATTGTTTAAAGTTATACTTTTTAAACATGTATAATATATACTTTCAATTTCATCTAAATTAATTTCTATAAGTTCTTTTATAGATGGTAATTTATACGAAATAATAATATCATTTATTACATCTATTTGTAATAATTGCTTTAAATCTATATTTCGTAAATGCTCGATTAATTTTTGTATATTAATATCAATCTTTGTAGAGTTATTATCTGTTGTTTCAGCTACTATTAAGCTACCGATACTATTACTTCTTATTTCAAATAGGAGTAAAAAATAATCTAAAAAATTAAGACTTTCTATTTCAGATAATGTTAAATTAGTTATTTGTACAATAACATTATTAATATTAGTAAAAGTATTTACGTAATCAATTTCATCCCCGAGTATACTCTTTAATATAGTTTTATAGTGCTTTACTTTAAGTTCACTAAAAAGAATATCTCTATCAGTCAATGATAGCTTAATTAAAAAATCTTCACTCACATTAACACTTATACTAAAACTACTATTTTAACAAGTGTTAAGCCTTAGTTGCCATAGCAACATTAACGTTTTTACCGTAAACAGGTGTACTAAGAGGTATAGGTTGATTAGCAGCATTATTACTAATAGCTAAGTTGCCTGGTACAGATTCCATATTGTAGTAGTGATATATAAAGGTTGTCTCTCTATTTACTGGATTACTAGTTTGAGTATAGTTATACTCTTCCCCGGAAACACTTATAGGGCAAGCGCCAAAGAATGTATATCTCTGTAATACAAATGGAGGTTTTTCTTGAGTTGTAGTACCTAATTTGTATACTGATATATTACAACGATAATTTTCAGGCCCTCTTCTTGCTATCATACCTAAATGAGATGTAGCAATAACCCAAGGTCTAATAAGATTATCAACAAAACTTACGTTTGTTTCAAGAAAAACTATTTGTAAATTTTGAAAGGCATCTCTACCATTGCCAGTTGTTGTTCTAATAAAACCATTCTGTTGAAGCCCTTCGGGGTTTGCTTGATTGCTTTCACCGGGTATTTGTACTGCTTGTACGAACATACAACCTTTAGTTTTTTGATACTCGTCAATTATTAGCGTGTCTATAGCTCTGTCAATATTCCATTGACGAGGTTCGTATTTGATACCCTTTTTAATTGCTTGTACAGGTAATACTTCAGTGTAACCGGCTTCATTACCTGAAATAAAAGCACCATCAAATGTTAATACCCACTGAGCTCCTTTAGGTAGTGCACTTGCTGGTCTACTTAAAAAACTTTGTAAGAAAAAAGGTATTTGACCTGTAAATTCGGGTGTATAATTACCGGGGCTATTTGAACCCGGAGAACCTGCTGCTGTAGTTTTTGGAGATGCTTTCGAAGCTGATGTAAAAACCGGACCACCACCAACGGGCTGAGACAATCCGTTGGAAATAGGTGATGTAATCTCTAAAGCCATATAGCAATATTATTTATTGCTATTATTTTTTACTATACCAATACGGTTGGAGATGTGCTTGTCTTTGTTACTTTCCAATACTGATAAGCGAGTGTAGCACCAACAGTAACAATTGCACCGTTATCACCAATGTTATAGGCTGTATCCTGAATACTAGTAACGTAAGCCCCGTAAAGAGTGTACTGACGAACTGTGGAACCGTTTTTACCTAAGAGATTAAGAGTAATAACCGATGAGTTACGAGCAATATTAAAATTACCGGTAGATGTACCGTCGTCGAATGTGTTGAATGTAGCATTCTCAAGTAATGCGCGAATGTTATAATTCTGATCGCAACGGAAGGTAACTGAATAAGCTTCAGATCCTGGATAGGAAGCAGTACCCGGAACGTTAAAGTTAAGTCCCATAAATGGTACCTGAACATTATTAATTGTTCTACCAGGTAGGCTAGCTGTTTCTAGGTATACGAGCTGACTTTCACTGAGGTTAGTGTTAGCAAGCTGTACTACACGAAATTGAAATTGACGTGCAAAATCCTGGGATTGTACTGCTCTATAGAAGTCTGAGATGTTTTGTGCCATATGTGTAAATATTTATTAGATTAACTCTTGGAAGTTCTGACCTGTACGAGTTGCAATGAAGTTGACTAAGATGAACTCAGCGGCACGTACTGGCTTGATATAGATATCTACTGCAAGTTCGTTACGGTCAATAACATCGGGGTTATTATTTCTTTCATCACAAACGATCAAGTAATCGTAAAGACCTTCTGTATTCTTAGCTAATTCAAACACAGGTGTAATTGTGTTCTTAAGTCTAGTGCGTGTGAACTCTGTGTTAGGTTCGAATACAAAGTACTTAACAGCGTTCTGTACTGCTCTTTCAAGTACTAAGAATAAACGACGGACGTTAACTCTATCGAAAGCGGAAGGTTTAGCCTGTAAAGTCTTCTGACCGAATACGACGTAACCGTCGCCTGAGAAATTGACAATCGGGTTAATCGAAATTGTGTATAAGAAGTCTCTTTGCTTCTGATTAGGATTAAAGGCAATATCAACAATATTGTTAATAACTCCACGATTTAAACCAGCAGGTGCGTACCAGGGCTGGGTGTTTGTATCTGTGCGAGCGTAAATAGCTCCAACATAACCTGAAGCAGGTAACCAGACGAACTTATCTGTATAAGCATCGTAAGATTTAACCCAGTTACCGTAAATAGCTGAGTAGTTTGAATTAGCACCAGCACCGGTAAGAAGCTTCTTTAACGGTGTATAGATGTTAGTAGAGAAGGTATTTCCGCGAATAGCAAGCGTCTTAACGTCTTCTCCATTAACGAAAATCTGTCTTAATGGGTCTGCGATGAATACACAATCTTTACGAGTGTTCTGTACGAAGTTGTTAAACTCGTTGTACATTGTAGCCCAACGCTGAATGATTGGATCGTTTTCTGTGCTAAGAGATGCAACGTTTGAATAGATTGTATCGTCGTAATTACCACCACCGGATGTGTTAGCAAATATTGTTGATAAACCGGAATCAAGAACAATATCAATAACGGCTGATTCAGATGTTTCAATGTGGGTTAAAGCTCTTTCAACCTTAGTAATAATGTTACCAACTGTCTTACCGCTATCGTATAGATAGGAAGGGGCAAAAACTCCACCGGCGTAGAGAGACTTACTAGAAATATGGTTTCTTACAGTTTTAGCTGGATTAATTGAGCTAAGGCTGCTCCATTGAGTTTTCTTAGAAATTAACGGATTAACAAGTATCTGTATATTTGAAGATTGATTGTTAGTTACATCACTGATAAAGAAAGACTTAGGTGTGCCACCGACAACACCAACAGTCTTCTTATTAGCGTCAAGAGAGCCAATGTGCGATTCAGCAAGTGAATATACTAAGGACTGAGGCTCGTAAGTGGAATTACGAACTTTGAAAAGATTAACAATAACTGAATCACTATAAAAGTTATCACCGAAATTATATGTCGGTATAGATTCGATAACTTCTGAAATAGAATTTGTACCAGCAGTTGCTTTTGCCCCAGATAGTGCAAAACCAATTCTAGTTGAAGGAATCTGATAAAATGAATCTTGAGCTGTAAGACTTAGTATGTTATTTACAGAAGTAAAATCTGTATCAGGGCCAAATTCATTGTTGTCAGTTATAGAAACGTAATAACCTTCAAAACCTTCATTAACAGTTGTTTGTGCACTGTTAAGAACAATAATACCTGTATTTGTAAATGTTAACCCATTGAAGGAAGCAGCACTAGGGACATAATCCACGACAGTACCGGATAGTGCACCAGTACCGGAAACAGGGGTACCAGTGGTTAAGCTACTCCAGGATATATTATTTTGCTGTATGTTATCGTATGTTGTCTGATCTAATGATATGTGTGTAGGTGCACCGATTGTAAAAGAATTAGCAGCAGAAGCAACCGGGAACAAAAGAGCACTATACTGAGTGGCAAAACCAGCTCCAGAGCCGCTTCCGTATGGAAGACGAGTTGTTAAGAGTGTACCGGGTGAATTAAGAACCTCTCTGCAAGTATAATAAAAATAACGTTCTGCAGCTGTATCAGGTGTACCGTAAGTTGTTTCAAACTCAGAAATCGAAGTAATTAAAATTACTTCATCAGTAGGACCTTGAGCAGCAAAGCCTGGTACGAAAATGTTTGTACCTCCTCCGATTTGTGTCGTTAAGGACAAATCGGTTTCGATAATCTGTACACCTGGAGAATTAATTGAACGCATAATATTTGTAATATTATTTATGCTTATTCGGTGTATTTTTTTAACCTAAAAGTTTAATATCTAATTGACTAAATTGAAATTCCGCTGTAGATTCAATGATTCCTTCATCTCTATAGCTGTAATTTATAGCTCCTAATCCTGTTATAAAAGCATTATGATATATAAATTCTACTGATTTTTGATTATATTCATTAAGACTAAAAATAGAAAAATTACTTTGATACTCAGTATTAATACCGCTATTAATTCTATCTTTGTATGTTTCTAACTCCGGAGCAGTACCAGCGTACATACTACCAGTAGGAGAATTTAATATAGACATCCATTTCCAGAGTAACCAATAATTTCTAAATTTATTATCTATAATAAAATTAACTGTTAACGGTGGGTAATTCAGTCTTGAATAGCTTGATACATTATACGATTGACCTGCATACCGTACTTCGTTAGATGGCACGGCTACAGCAGGGACAATTGTGCCATGTACACTTATCTGTAGTGGGTCAATATCTATTGAACTATCTGTAATAGCTTGCTTTTTAAGTACTTGAGGCAAATTAAGAACCAGTAAAAATTTATCTTTACTGGAGCGGTTAAGTACAGACTGTTGAGTGGGATTTTCGCAAGTATCCATATTATTGTAGCGGTGCCCATCCACTTTCTAATAAATCAAAATAACCTGTATCGTTTTCTAATTTATGAAATTCTTCTTCAGATATTAGAGGTTGATACCTTGTAGTGTTATTGTTATCAATAGTTAAATGTGCAGGTGTGCTATTATTATTTAACTCTCTTATTATATATAATTCAGGATCTGACTCATAATAATCACCGGGACTAATTCTTAAAGGTTTGCCTTGTTCGTCGTAATCTTCTATTTGAAAATATTGTTGACATATTTCTGGTTCTAAAATAAAGAGTGTCCAAACAAGAGCCATAATTCTATCGTCATAGAAATTATCATTTTTCTTTCTATATGTTCCATTAGGGTAACGAATAAACGTTTCAAGTTCCTTAATGGAATCCATATCGTTAAGAGAAACAACCTGAAGAGTGTTTAACCAGTAACGCATGTTAGCAACACCAGCAAATCTAAGGTTGTTATGGCTTAATACCCCGATATGTCTAGTGTTTGAAAAAGAGCCTGTATTAGCTAACTTAGAACAACTAACCAATCTATCGTAAAAATGTTTATGAAAGAGAGCATCAATAACCTGGGCGCCACAATTATTTCTTTCGATAAGAAGTGGCGGCTTACCCCATTGATTAGTTAAATGTAATAATTTATTTGCGTAGTGATAAGGCTCAATTACATTAGAACCGTAAACTGCAACCTGCTTAACATCATGTAGATCTGTAACATCTAATACTTGAGCAATAGAAGCAGCTCTACCAATACCTTCTCCTACGTCAACACCTATTACATAAAGTTTCGAAGGATCAGGTTTTTCATAAACTTTGTAATTACCTTCTTCTCCTGTCCAGATAGCAGGTTTTTTATTTTCTTTAAATCTTTCAATAACAGAAGCTCCTACTGCAGAGTTACCGGCATCTAAAAACGTATTACCAAACTCTTGTTGAAATGCTTCATCAGACCCTAAGGCAGCAGCCATTTGCTTACGCCACTTCTCACCTCTCCCTGGTACATCCCACCAATCAATACGTTCGTAATGCCAGCCGTTAGTGCCTTTTTCTGCACCTGAATAAACTTCATAGAATTTATTACCAGTGCCGTTAGGAGTACTAACCATAAAAATCTTAGTTTTCTTACCAGAAGATACAATAGGAATAACTGATTTCCAGAAATCCTCCATAAAATGAGGTTCAATGAACGCAGCCTCATCAATACAAAGAATGGAAGCAGAATCACCTCTAGCAGCCGTACTCGTAGTTGTACTGATACCAATACTGGAGCCGTTGGCAAATGTTACCCCTGTCTTACCGTATTCTTTAACACCAGGTTTTAGATAGTTAGGTAACATCTCATACGCCATTCTAATACGCTTAAAGATATTAATAGCAGTATTCTCTTTGTTAGCAACAATAATAACTCTTTGATCATCATAGAAGCAAGTGTTCCATAATGCATAGATAGTAGTAATAGTTGTTTTA